ATAATACCTATTTTTTGTTCCGGGTTAGATGTGGAGTTATAATTATTTATAAAACTATCAGCTTGTGATTTTGTTATATAAGTTCTTAATTCTTCAGGAACCTTATTTTCTTTATATGTTTCTTCTAATAAATTTGATTTTTCTTGTATCTTTTGATTTCTTTTTTCAATATCACCAGATTGCTCAGCTATTCTTATTTCTTTATCTAGGATAATTATATCCTCATCATTTTTAGAATAATAGCCTGCTGCATCTGTTAGTATTGCTTTTTGTTTTTTTGCTAAAATATTATCAATGGCTGCATTCGCTTCTTTTTTATATTTAATATTTTCACCTTCTACTTTAATTTTTTTAATAACACTTGAAGCTTCACCATATTTTGCATTTTTAATATTATTATAATTTGATCTTACAATTTCATTTACACCTAAAATACTTTCCCTTTGTGCATATTCATCAGTACCTATAAACGGTGATAGCAATTCTTCTTTTGACATTTTTGAAGCTAAACCACTTTCAGCTCTCTCTGTATCTACCGCTATTTCTCTGTTAGAATAAGCTTTTGCCGCTCTTCTTGCTTTTGATGTAAGTTCAACCCTTCTTGTGTCTGACATGTTGGGGTATTGTTTTGGATCTTTAATATTTGTAAAGGCGGTCAAGGGGTTAGTGTTGTAGTCAACGTCAAATTTTAAAACTTCTATATCTTCTTCAATTTGAAACTGAGTAGCTTTTGATTTACCACCAAAAACCATTTTAAATTTATCGCTATTAAAAATTTGATTTAATTCGTATCTTGCAATTTCTTTTTCTGTAGGAACACTTGTTTGACTTGCTAGTATTGCTTTTAATGGCTCTGTTTTTTTTAATAAAAGAGTTCCCGTTTCTTGATTAAAATTATTATAAACATTTCTTCTAATATGTGACATATCAGATATTTTTTGTTTATTGAGATAGTTATTGAATAATTTTTTTGCTATTCTTGATTTAAACTGGGGTGCAAATCTTGATTTAATAGAATTAAAAACTTTGTCATAACCTGGTCCCACTTCATCCATTTTAGTAGATGAGCTTAATCTATTCTTAGCATTGCCTAGACCTTCATAAATTACATTGCCTTGATCGTCTTTTTCTCCATATAAAATTTGATCTTGTTTTTCTATAATCTCATTTTCAGCTTTTGATTTTTCATAAGTGGCATAAGCATCTGTTGCTGTACGACCAAACCCTTTTATAGCATTTCCAATTTGGGTTGCGGTTGCCTGACTTATTCTTTGATCGCCTCTTGTTTCTACAGCTGCAACCTCCGTGTCGGGTCTAACTCTTGTTGAATATATTTTTATTGCCATTATCCAATCGCTCCTACTGTTTTAGCATCTGTTAATAGACTTGATGCGGCTCTGAAATAACTAGCTCTTTTAGCAACTCGACCTCTAAATCGTTCTACGTTAGCACTTGCTCTTGTCATAATAGCTTCATTAAGTTTTCGGTCTCTTGCAATCTCAGCGTTGTACTGAGCCATGTCTCTATCGGTATCAATTAAAAATTGATTTTCTGCAACAATATCAAACGCGGTGCCTGTACCAATCTCAACACCTGATCCCGCTAATTGATTTTGTAACGCGCTTTGTTGTCGTTCAGTATCATAATTAAATCTTGGTAGATCATAGGTGGTAAAAACTTGATAACCTTGTTTTGCATTTTGCTCTTTTACAACCGCGTCTCGCTCCATAAGTGAAGCGTTATAGTTTGCTGCTTTTTGTGCAGCTTGTCCCGCAATTAAATCACCAAAAAAACTCATTTTATAATCCTCGCATATCTTATGTAATCTGAACCATCTGGTCCGTAATGTTTCATTAATCCTTCTTTTTCAAATCCCATCCATTTTGCAAATTTTTGACCATGCCAAAAATCAGCTTTAACGGAAGTTTGTAATCTTTTAATCTTATTCGTTTTAATTAACACATCAGTTTTTTTTTTAAAATGACGTGCCATTCCAAGTTTGTAATTCCAAACTTCGTTTGTTGCCATGACCCACCCTTCAGCAACATTTTCCCAAAGCAAATATATGCCTCCTGCCGCTATCGGTTTGTTTTGAGCAAACGCTGTGAACGACATACCCATTTGTTGTAAATATAAAGCGTATTTTCTATGTTCAGGTTTTAAGTACAGTTCATTAAAATTTAATTGTTGACTTAAAATAAATTCTGCGTGGTCTGCTTTAAACGGTTGAATACTAATCATCGTGGGTTTCAAGTCTTGGATAAAGCGCAAGGATTGTCATAGGTAAAGCTTGTTCTTGTTTGACTAAGACAAATCCATCCGTTCCATAGTCACTTGGAAACTCTGTTTCCTTATCACCAGTAAATAAAGGTACTGGTGCTGTCATAGATGCCGAGCTATCCCTAAATTGTATTTCATCCAAATTAGATTCATTGGGTCCCACTTTAGCTCCAACAGTTTCAAAAAATCTAACTGTTACATCATAAATTCTTTTAGTTTTAGTTTGGTCTGTACCTCTAAAACCCTCATCTAGTCTCATCGTTTGTAAAGTTGAAATAAAACCAAGACCCACTTTAGCTGTTGTTGCTGATCGCTCTAATGATATTGCGCCACTAGAAACAGTACGATCAGGATGTGTTGCTCCATCCACAATCACTTTTACGGTTTCACCCTCTAAATGGCTAAGACCAGATAACGAAGTAGTTGATGAGCCTGAGTAAGCTAAACCACTATCTACAAAATGAAACTCAGTAAGTGAAGAATTAAAATCATAAGTCGATAAATACTCTACATATTTTTTTGTTCCGCCATCAATCACTCTTTCTACGATAGTGTAAACTTGATCTTCAGCTGTATCAATATCAATGATCGCAACCGATTTACATTTAGCGGCTGCTTGATTTTGCACTGCTAATCTAGTTGTATCTCCTGATACACAGCTTAAAAATCCTCCAACAGTTGGAGTTGTTTCTTTTATTGTAACTACATTGCTACTCACTGTTGCTGTAAAACTAGAATTAGCATCTATTAATGTTTTTAAATTTGTTGCTGTTTGATTATTACTTGTTTCAGTATGAAACTTGCCAGATACGTCAGTCGTAGAAGATGTAAATATAACTTCGGTTCCATCGGATTTAGTAAATGTTAGTTTTGTTCCAGTTGCAATGTTAGCATAATCGGTAACTGTAATTGTACATTCTTGAGATATGCCTCCAAATTCGTGAGCATGCCAGGCAACGACATCTTGTAGTCTGTTATAAGTTAAAGCAACTAGCTTGCCATCGTCTCTTACACACCAAATGATACTAAAAGGCTCTTGCTGATAATCCATTTGCACGACCCCACTATCAGTAATGTGTTCGGCTAAAATAGTTAAATCTGGTGCAACATAAGAATCTGAATCAAAATTGTAAGCTAGCTCTCTAATTTTTCTTTTCGCTCTTTGTAAAAATAAAGTTGAGTTACCAACTGAAACAGCATCAACGCCAGATGATCCGTAATTAGATTGTTTTCTAATGTTTAAATTTGTCGGTGTAATCGGATCCTGACTTGCTCCACTGGTTACGGTAAATTCACCCCCCGTGGTCATTACAATTAAAGTTCTTGTTGCTTTAATGCTTTCGATTGCATTTACTTGATTTGATGCAATCGTGTAAATCATAGCATCAGCATCGTTTGTACCTGTTGTAAAATTTTCATAATCACCTGATTTAGAAAACCAAAGTGTTTGAGGATTATTGATTGTGCCTGCAAAAACTAATCGTTGTTCAAAAAAACTTACGCACTTAGGATAATTACTTGTTCCATTTAAAAGATGCGTTGATGAATTTTGCGTAAAACTAACTGTTGCTAAAGTAAAATTTGTGTGTCCCGTTCTTGATAATTTTTTTGGTGGGTGATTTGGATGCGTAAGGTACATGACATCAGCACTTTGCGCAAACTTAATATCAAAAACTTCTGTATGTAAATAAGGTGATGAAATTTCATAAGCTGATCCGCTTGAAGTAATTTGACCGCTATCTTTGTAAAATCTTATGTATTGATCTCCAAACTCTAAAATATAAGTTTGTGTTGTTGAAAAACTAAATGGAATTAATCTTGTGTTGTGTGCTGAGTTTTTTACTTCTGAAATAAAAACGGATCCTGGTCTCCTAGTTACTGGTCCGTGTGGTTGTATAACAAAATTATTTATAATTGTGCCTGCACTATAATATTTTTGAAAGTCTGTACGACCCTCCATTCTAGGTGATAGTTCGCCTGCCGTAAAGCTCGGCACTGATAATAAAGCTTTTCCCATTATTATAATCTACTATTAATAAAATCTTCTGAACCGATTTGATCTACTGGTCCGTTTTGTGGATCTATATTATATCCTTCAGATGCGTCTGCATGCCTTGCTTCTGAAAGTTTTAATTGATACTTGTCGAGCATTCTTGCTGCTAAAGTAGCGTTGGCTGTAACAGCATAAGCAATATCTGAAGCTAAAAAAGCTGATATAACTTCTCTTACTAATACATCCATTTCGTTTGGATCTGTAATTGATGCAACATAAACTAATTTTATATTGTCATCGTTTGTTAAAATTTTTCTTCCTTCAACTTTGTAATTGCTATCGTGATTTGCAATCGTTAAAACTCTTAAACAATCACTCGGTAAAGTAAATTGTTTTATAAAACCCCAGGCAGGCGTAGATGTATCTTCAGCTAAATTTTGTCTTTTGATTGCGCAATTCCAAGGATGCGCTCTAAATACTGCATCACGAATAACATTATATCTTGCATTACATAATCTGCCGTTCTTACTGTTTTCCGTAAGCGCAATAATGGTGCTAGCTCCTAACTGATTTAATGCTGAATTACATATATCTACTACTGATGCCATTTAAACTCCTAAATATATTTTAATTATAATTTATTGATGACTAGGCGGATATTTCACCGCCTAATCAAAACGTGTATTAGTTAACTACGTAACTGATATTAAAAGACATAGTCCCAGCAGTTTGACCATCAGCTGCCATTGTAGCAGCGATGTAGTAATAACCACCTGGATCTGAACTGTCTCCAGCTAATTCATACATTTTTTTTCCAGCTGTATCTATGTTAGCAGCTTCAAAACGAACATCCGTCATAGCAGCAGCATCAGCTACCGTACTTGCGAAAACATCTTCGTCTTTAACTACCCCAGCAGTAGTGTATATTCCAACATTGAAAGTACACGATCCACCTAAAGTGTCTGAACCAATAAATAAATTTGGTACAGAAGCATTAGAAGGAATAGGTGCTAACATGACAATGTCATTGTCATCACTATCGCCAGATGCAAGTTCAACTGTCCCATTTGCAGTTCTAATTACGCCATGCAATTCAGCAGCGTTATTAAGATCCTGTGGACTAGCTTCAAAGTTTGCAACTAAGTCTGTGTTTTTTGTTCCCATAATAATTACCCTCCTCTATTATGCTTCGTGACATGGAATTTGAACCACGCCAGTTTCGTTCATACGAGTAGCTCCGATGTCCATGCAGTAATAAACTTGAGTTGCGTATGATTTATCATTTCTCTCATCTATTCTTGCAGTTACATCTTTTCCAATCGCTAATTTGACTGCGTCTTGAGTGTAAGCAAATACTAATCTGTCATCAGTATTTGTTGCATCATTTGGCAATCTGTTAGACATGATGAATTTGAAACCCATAAAGGTATCAATATCACCTTGAGCAAGTGCTTTTACAGAATTAAAATCTGATGAAGTTACTTGCGTAGTGCCTAACAAGTCTTGGATTTGTTTTGGTCCAACAACGATAAATCTCGGTAAAGATGGATCTACGTCATTAGAGTCAAGGATTTGCTTTGCTTGCAAAAGTTTTGCAATAGTCAAACCGTCTGATTGATTTGATGTTGCAGTTTTTTGCGAAGATGGAAGAGCAGTAGTTGATCCTCCAGCAACTCCAGTTGCCGCATCCGCGTTGAATGCAGTGATGATTACATCATCCATTGATCTACCCATTGCAGCAGCAGCAGCTTTTGCATAAGACGATGTTGGGTCGATTAACATTCTGACTTTATCTGAGTCATCAATTAAATCTGCCCATTCGTAAGAGGCTAAGCTTACTCTTCTTCTGCTATGTGGTGTATCAATTTGCGGTGTAGATCCGTGTCTTGATGACCGAACCTGTGCCGCAGTTACCCCAATTTGGTCAAAGAATGCGTTTTTCGCCTTGATAGTTTCCACATCAACGGAACCACGAAGTCTTGAACCCATTTGTTGAGATAACATACTTACGTTCGCTGAATATTGCTCAACGAAAGCGGTTGTTATTTGAGTTGACATAATTGTCTCCTTCTATTGTTTAGTTGTTTGTTTATATTGCGGAAGATTATCCTTGCGGGTCGATCCTTGGCTTTACACCTCTCGGTGTCTTGTCTTTCCAAGACGGCAGTTAGGTCTTAACGATTATCTAACTATTCAAATTTACTATTACCTTTTGTGTTTTAGTTCAAGTAAATTTTGAACCTCTTTAACGGCTGCATCATGGTTCGGATGGTTTTTATCCCAATATGCTGAACCTTGTTTTTGCAGCTCGCCAACTTGCTTACCTATTTCATCAGGGGTCATGTATTGTGGACCATTTGCTGAAACAAATTTATCTTCGCCTACGTCAGAAGCAATCTTTGCAAACGCTTTGATAAATACTGGATGATCTCCAACTTTTGTTCCATCTGATAATGTTAAGTGTGCAAAATCCGTATCAAGATATTCTCTTGCGGCATCCATAGCTGAATTAAGTTTAGAATTATATGCAGCTCCCCACTCTTTTTGTAGAGTTTGTTCAGCGTTCATTCTTCCTTGCTCCGCTTTGCTGTCTAAATCAGCAATCATACCGTTAGTCATATCTTGGTAAAAATTTAAAATACCCTCTGCTTGTTTAGGTAACAATCCGTATTTGTGTGCAGCATCTTTAAAATTAGTTAATGCCTTTTCATCTACAGACGACCCATCGGGTAAATTAAAATTATATTCCTGCGCTGAGTTTGGTCTGCCAAGTTTTTCATAAACTTTATTCCAATCCTCTTCGGTTGCATGCTTATTCGGTACAGGTATTTTATCTGAACCGACTAGCTTTTGTGCATGAATATAACTTTTTGCTAATGAAGGTATATCTTTAATACTCTCCAATGTTTTTTCAGCCTTTAACTCATCTGGTAAAGACTCCTTCCAATCAACCTCTACAGGTTGAGTGTTTTCTAATGTAGCTGGCTCAGACGGTTGAGTTGTCGATAATATCGGCTGTTCCGCTACCTGGTTTTCACTACTCATGTTTTCCTCCTGGTTTTTGTTTGAGTATGTTTTTTATATAAAGGATCACTGATCGTTGACCCTCCCTAAATGCAGTTTCGTAAGGATCTTTTGAAAAAGATGTGCTTTCGACATTGCATCGTTTTTCCAAATCTTCTAATAGCTTCTCGCCATCTTCAGATTTAAAAATTCTTTGATAGAGTTTTATATTGTCGTTAATTGCTTTCATTTAAAACTTTTGCCATTGGTGCAGCTTTATTTGCAATCTCTGCTTGTTGCATTTCTTGTTGTATCTGCATTTGTTGCATTTGTTGTGCTTCTTGATCTTGTCTTTGTAATGCAACTTGATCTCTTGATTTTAATATTTTAGCTGGAATACCTAAAACTTCTTTGATGTATTGTACTAAATTGTCGGTATCTAAATAATCCATGACAGGTGATACTTGTTGTAATGAACCAAAGATTTCAATTCCTCTCATCAATGCTTGTAAGTCTCCAGTTTTTTGAGCTTTTGCAAGTGGCGATACATATTCAATTTCAATATCAGTTTCACCTAGCATTTCGGGTATAGGTAAAAACTTTTTATTTTTACTTAAAATATTAAACGATCTTGTAATTAAAGGTTGCAATAACTCAGATTGTAAACGACCAAGCACGGGACCAAGTATTCTCATTTTTTCTTCGTTACGCTGGATAACCTCTGTTGCGGTCATCGTTGTTCCCTGGTTTGTCATTAACTGATCTACAAAAAAGTTTTGTCTGATCGCATCCCTTCTTTGTTCTTCCATATTTAAACCTATCGGAGTGTTTGCTCCAATATTCATTGGTTCAATTCTATCCCTGGTCCCTGATCTGTAATAATTTAAACCACCTGGCACGGTTCTAATTGGCATTAAGAAACCGTCATCAGGTACCATTAATGGTGGATCTATTTGTTTTTGCGCAGCTTTAATACTTGTTTTACTCATTAAGTTTAACATCTTAATATCTGCAAGCGCATTCATGGCTGGTGATCTACCGTAAATCTCATTTGAAGATTTTAAATATCTCGGTACAGCAAAAGGAAAGTCTGCAAAGAAACCTTCAGATAATAAAGTTCCACTATCCTCGTGAACATAATGCGATACAAACTTTTTATTTTCAGAATAGTCTGGGTTTGCATGGATGCAGTGAATAATATTAACTCTATCGTAAGGATTTTTTTCAATTTTTTTAACAAGCTCTTGAGGTAGCACAGCATCAGGAAACTGGTTAGGTAAGTTTTTTGCCTGCATTTTAAAATGTCTGGTTAAGCTATCAACAAAACCTTTTTCATTTTCTGTGATATAAACTTCTGAAATATGTAGGTTCTTAAATCTTAAATCGTTTTCTTTATCTTCGGAAATAAATAGCGAAGCTGTACCAAAAGCAATAAGATCGTGGTAAAGCTCAAATATCTCTTGTTGAAAATTGGATCTGTTAAAAGCCTGGTTCATAACTTGAGTACAATTTTCAAGCCATTCAACCGCTTCATCTTCTTTGTTTAATTCATCATTTTTATATTTTAAATAAAACCAAGGTGATACCGTATTTGTAAGCATCCCATGTAAAGATGCAGCTAATAGTTCAAGCGCATGCGTTGCTGTACCATCATAGATAAACTCTGTTCTTTTATCTCCTTTGGATCTTGATTTTGTAATATCTGCTTTTCTTGGTAAACAATAATCAGCAACTTCTTGCCAGTGGCTTTCCCATGTTTGACGTTCTACTTTTAAAGTATTGTAACGATCAATCGCCATTTTTGATTTTGGGTTATGTGCCATTTATCCTCCTAATAATGTTTTCTTCGATACTTCAGCTCTATCTGCTAAGCCTAATGAGCCAGTTAAAACTGTTGCACGTCTGCCTCTTCTTTTTACATCTAGGTTTGCATCTGCTGCACTAGATTGCGTATATTCTGCTTCTGTGGGTTGTACCATTGGTTGTGGTTTTGGGGGTTGTGGTGGTGGTGCAGGTCTTGATGGTTTTCTAAATCCTCCCATGTTAACTCCCTAATAATGTTTTTTTAGAAATAACAGAGTCATCATCTTGTAAGCCTTGATAGCTTGTTAAAATCGTTGACCTCCTGCCTTTTCTTTTTCTATCTAAAGTTTCTTGTTTTGCTGTTGCCGCAGCTCTTCTATCCTCATCTTCAAAGCTAGGCGGTGCCGTAGGCTCTGGTGGTGGCGGTGGAGGTGCTGGCATTTTTGGTGTTAAAAAACTCATGTTGTCTCCTATAATATTTTGTATTCATTATCCGCGGTTTGATATCGCTTACTGATATTCTTTTGGCTTGGCAATTCATCTATCGCAATCGCCATATACCTAAAAGCATCGCAAGCATGGCTTGACCAATCATGCGCGGGTTTATTATGAAACATTCTCATCTTATCGTTATACTTACGATGATAATGTCTCATGGCATCTACCAGGTGTTTTGTTTTATCTAAATCAAAATAACATCTTGGCAAAATCATTTTAGCTGCGTGGATCCCATCTTCTAGGGGTAGCTTAGGTAAAATATAAAAATTTATTCCTAATTGATAAGCAACTTCCCTTCTGGTTTTACCCAGGCTAAATTCTGTAACTTCTATATCGTGAGGCGCGTAATGTTTATCGTAAACATAATCTTTTTGTTTTATAATGTTTACATAGTGCGGTAAGCCTTCACGATTGTTTTCGTAATAATCTATAATTCTGACCGTATTACCGAGTTGTTGAAAAAAGATTATAGATGTTGAGTCTCCGACTCCGATGTCCCAGACTGTATTAACTAATAAGCTTGGATCATATTCGAGTACGGTAAAGTTATCTTCTTGTTCGATCTTTTTAATAATATCTCCGTAAACCGACCCTTCAATATTTGCAATCCAATCACATTCAAACTCTTGCTTATATTTATTTTCACCCATCTGCGCTCTTGCTGCATCGAGTTCTTCTTGATCGATAATATTTGTTTTCGATACAGGAGCCGTATAGGCGAGCCAACTTTTATCTTTGACCGCGTGCTGGTGAATTTCATAAAAAAAATTATTCATTCCCGCGGGTGTACCTATAAAGTAACAAAAACCCTTACGATCTGATAATGCGGGTCTTAAAATTTCATTCCAAAGTTTAGGGTTTACTTGTGCTGTCTCATCTATACAGACCCCATCTAGGAATATACCCCTGATGCTTTCTGCGTTCTCACCTGATAATAATGTTATACGAGAACCATTCGGTAGATCGCACCTTAATTCTGTCTCATTGTATTTTACCCCTGGGATTTTACCTGTAAATTGTTTTATGTAATCCCAAGCAATACTTTTAGCTTGCTTATACGTTGGAGCCACATACGCAAATCTAGGGTTTGGCAATGGGTTTGTAAGAGCCGCTTTGATTAAGTGGTTTAAAATACAAACTGTTTTGCCGAAACGTCTATGGCAGTTTAACACTGCAAATCTATGTTGATCTAATAGATTGTGCAGCTCTTGTTGAAACGGTCTAGGCGTATAAGGTATCTCAATGTGCATTAGTGTATTGTTGGCAGCTCTTCAAAACAATCGTTAGCTTCTTCGTATTGCATGCCTGAGTTCTTTAACATGTAGCTTGCAAAGTCTGATGCCACCTTTGGCGTTTCAAATCCGTGTATATGAACCACGATAGCATTCGTTTCTCTATCAACGAATACTAAGCTGGCTAATTCTGTTTTAATATCTGGTTTCTTTTTCATAGTGTCTCTGTGTGTGAGTGTCTTAAACTCCCAAGGTATATATATATAAAAATGTGTGCGATTTTTTTGGCGATAGTCATGCAAAAAAACTGCAAAAAGTAGTCATTTACTGCAAAAAATGTTGTCTTATGGTTATGTAAACCGTAAGTTTTTCGCATAAAACAAAAGCTATTCAAAGTTTTTGTGTTGGTATTGTGTTGCTCTTGTTTAATCCGAAGTCATACACGCGCGCGGGTCCGTGCATCCGTGTAATAAGATACTAACTTTTCTTATGCCTTGCAGCAAAGTTCCTAGCTGCTTCTTTTGAACCAAAGCCCCAGGCTTTCAATGCAAGCTTCAATCTTGTTGGTTTACCCTTTTTATCTTTGAGTGGTCCAGCCATCCCGCCAAACCTCGCAGCAAATGAAACACGCCTCGGATTGGTCCCAGATTTAACTGGAGCCTTAACTCCAAACTTTTTTCTACCTGCTGCATTTAAACCACCTTTTGGGTTTTGAAATCTTTTAGCAACCATTAACTGAACCTTCTGAACCTTCTAGTCATTGCAGCAATTCTTTTTGGTTGTTTGCTAAATTGCTTGCCTGATCTTTTTGCTTTTCTTTTTGCTCTGGTTGTTGATGCGTAATCTCTTGCGCTCATAGATTTTATAGCTGCACTTGGTAAATATCGCTCACCAGTAACAGACGATTTCTTGCCTGACTTGGTTTTCCATTTTTGTGCGCCCCAGGCTTTTAAACTTCTTTGTCTTTTTGATAATGCCATTATCGATAACCGCCACCCGCTTTTTTATAGGCTTTGGCTAGTGCCTGCGATTTTCTTGCTGACCATTGCCCCGCTCTGGTCCCATAACTATTAGATGCTTTTATTCTGTTAAATATTCTTTTGCGCATGCCTGGCTTTGTGTAATTGCCAGATTTATTAACTGTTGATTTTCTACGTTTCATAATTTTTTTATTTTATTGTTTTTTTAGTGTTGACATATTGGTTACATGTATGTTACCAGATCGGAAACAAACAAAAGGAGCATAAAATGCAAACCTCGTTAATAAAAATCAGCAACAACTTTCACGCAGTTGAATTTGCTGACACTACAAGCACAAATAAATCAGTTAATAGGTTTTGGTATTCATATCAAACCTGCATTGCTTTTGAAATAAAAGGCAATGTTTTTATTTGTGAAAATGCTTGGTCAACAACTACTGGCAAGCATTTAAATCATATCAACCCTGATAAAAAAATCAGAATGAATAAACCAGATTTTGAAAAAAGTTTATTAAAATTTGGCATAGTTCAGACTGGCTGGATCCATGGTTGATTTTATATACTTTGGCATCATCGATAATTTTATCATGTTGCTTGGCGCTGTGTATGGTTTCAGCTTAGAAAATAAATTTAAAATTTTCAAAGCTGGAACGGGTGCGTTATACGGTGCAGGAATTGGAAACGCTTTAAGCGACTTTGCAGGTGGTATCGCAGCAAGTGATTTAACACTTGCAATAGGTACCGCTACAGGTTGCTTGATCTGTCTTATCCTGGTCCCAGTAATGCTTAAACTTAACAAAGGAGCTAATTAAAATGCAATATTTATATTTTAATGTTGATTTTAATACCGTAAAGCAGTTGCCTTCGGATCAAATTAATTACTTTCCAAAGTCAACAATTAAAAGGGTTAGATTTCCAAAAAAGCCTACAGATAAAAGTTTATTTTTTATGCAGGCTTTTAATTGGTTAATGAATTATCAACCTGATCCAAGCGTTGATAAAATTCCTTTTAAACTTCAAAAGACAACCTTTAATATTGTAAACCGTAAAGATGTAATTTTTCAATGGTTTACAAATCTAAAAAAACTAAAAGCACATCATTTTCAAAATACGTCTTTTAGTGATTTCAAATTATAATCAACCTTCAATCACTCCAGGAGCTTTTTGCTCCTGGGGTCTTGCCCAGCTAATCGTTAATTTGCTATCCGTCTTTTGATCAATCTTTTGTTTATCTCCAAAAATTCCTGAAGCTAACTTAGAAGCAAGCCACCTGGCATGTACTGCCTTCTCTCTGTATTGTTGGAAATACTTTGGATCCTGGGGAGTATTCAACTCATCGTGTATTTGGTCCAGGATTGAGTACGTTCCAACTTCTCTGGCTTTCATAATTGCTTGATGAATTTTGTCATCCTCTCTCATAGCTTTATAAACTGTAGTCAATCCAGGGTAAGCTTTATCTTTACAAATCTTAGTTAACGTATTGCCTTGCTCAATCTTTTCGATAATATTTTCGAGCTTTCCCTTTAATATAATTTCTGATTTCATCGTCTGTGTAATTTTTAAAATTGATTAAATTTCTGTAAGCTTTGACAGAGCCTTCAATCGTTACGGGTCCGTCACTCTCTCCACCGTGAAAACGACAACGATAATGACCTGATTTTTTTAATTTACCTTTGGCTCTGCATCTTAAACCTGAATGCCTAGCAATACTTTCACATTGTTTTAAAAGCTTATTTCTGCCTGGCATAATTCTATCAAGCTTATCCTTT